TGCATCCACTGCACAGTATCTTTACAAGAAGGAGACAACTGGTCACATGGTAATGCTCGTACAAAACAATATACTTGTACATCTTGTGACAGTATTAAGCGTAAAAAGAATAGACTAAAGAGACTGGCAGAAACTATTGGAGCTACCGTCTTACGATCTTACAATGAAGAAAAGGCAGGTGAAGTCTATATCATTACTAACTCTGCTTGGCCTGAGTGGGTTAAGATAGGCATGGCTATAAACGCTGAGAACAGGCTAGATAACTATCAGACTAGTAGCCCACTGCGTAACTATGTACTATCTTACTCTGTCTACAGTAAAGACAGGCGTAAGGCTGAGGCTGCTGCACACAAAATTGCTGAGAAGATATCTGAACGTAGAGGTGAATGGTTCAAGATGTCTGTTGGTCAGGCTAAGGAGTGTATCCAGCATGGACTTTGATTTTATCTTTAGGTTGATACTCACTGCCTCATTCTTTGGAGTGTCTATCTGCCTATGTATCAAGTGGATTGTTGAGTCATACCTTGACTACATACAAGTGACTACAGGTATCAAGATAGTAACACTCAGTAATCTAAAGAATGAAGAGCAAAAGAAAGAGGACATAAACGATGACCCTACTGCTTATTGATGGAGACATAATAGCCTACAAAGCAGCAGTGGTAGCAGAGAAACCTACGAATTGGGGTGATGGACTGTGGACACTACATGCTTGGGAACATGATGTAGACCACAAACTAGAAGACTATATCTCTAGCTTAGTAGATGCTGCACCTGTCCAAGATTGCATAATTACATTGTCCGACAAGGAAAACTTTCGCAAGAAGGTAGCACCATACTATAAAGCTAATCGTAAAGATGTACGTAAGCCCATGCTTCTTAATTACGCCAAAGAATATATGATGGGTAAGTACAACACTATAATCTATAGGGGACTAGAAGCAGATGATGTCTTGGGGATACTTGGTACTTCTAATCCAGATACAATTATCTGGTCTGAAGATAAGGACTTACTTACTATACCAGCAAATCACTGGCTTAATGACGAAGTGGTTACAATCACTGAAGCAGAAGCTAACTACAATTTCCTTTACCAAACTTTGGTTGGGGATAGTACAGATAACTATAGCGGCTGTCCAACTGTTGGTCCCAAGACTGCTAATAAACTTCTGTCTTCTGGTTGCACGTGGGATACAGTGGTTGCTGCGTACAATAAGAAAGGCTTATCAGAAGAGGTAGCACTAGAGAACGCAAGGTTAGCACGTATACTACGTAATGGTGAGTATGATACAGACACAGGAGAGGTAAAGTTATGGCAGCCCCACAACGACACGAAGCCTACATGAAAGCACAAGAAGAGTTTGACATGGTAAACAGCCCTGTCCACTACGCAGATAGTGGCATTGAAACTATTGACTACATCATTGACGTACTAGGTGAATGGGAAGCTATCAGCTACTGTCAAGGTAATGTCATAAAATACACAGGCTCACGTCTATTCAAGAAGGGCAATCCCATTCAGGATGCAGAGAAAGCTAAGTGGTACTTAAACAAGATGATTGAACTCATGGAAAAAACTAAGGGGAAGAACTGGTGAACGATTATATTACTCTACGTTGTGAGCATACAGACGAAGATGGAAATGTTACAGGAACTATTGAACATTCTTTTGAAACAGAAGGATACCTACCAGACATGATGTATAACTTTAAGTCCTTCCTACAGGGCATGGGGTTTAACTATGTCACTGAGGTATACTGTGTTAAGAATGATGGCGAGGAGATTGGAGAAGAATGATGGACTTTAATGCGTACCAACAACGTGCCAATAAGACTGCCATTTATCCTGAGGAATACAAACTAATCTACCCTACCCTTGGCCTAGTTGGTGAAGCAGGTGAAGTAGCAGAGAAGATAAAGAAGATTGTCAGAGATGGTAAAGATATTAAAGCTGAGGCACACGAGATAGCTAAAGAACTAGGTGATGTGCTTTGGTATGTAGCAGCAGTGGCTAGAGATATTAACTATAGTCTACAAGTTATAGCTGCCATGAACATACAAAAACTAGAGAGCCGCAAGGAACGTGGCGTACTACAAGGGAACGGAGATAACCGATGATTAGCAATCAGCTACCTACAGACTACCAGACTTTCATTGCTACCAGTAGGTATGCACGATGGCTAGAAGAAGAGAACCGGCGAGAGACTTGGACTGAGACAGTACAGCGATACATCAATTACATTGCTACTACTGGATTACCAGCTAAAGACTTAGAAGAGATTGAAGAAGCTATCCTCAATCTAGAAGTAATGCCTAGCATGAGAGCCTTGATGACAGCAGGGCCAGCAGCAGAGCGTGACAACACCTGCATCTACAACTGTAGCTACCTGCCAGTAGATCACATCCGTGCCTTTGATGAGGCTATGTTTATCCTACTGTGTGGTACTGGTGTAGGCTTTAGTGTAGAGCGTCAGTCTATTGCCAAGCTGCCTGATGTACCTGAAGCACTAGACATCAGTGATGATATCATCGCAGTCAAGGACAGTAAGGAAGGCTGGGCTAAGGGACTACACAAGCTGTTGTCTCACCTCTACTCAGGTGACATTCCCAAGTGGGACTTGTCTGCTATCCGTCCAGCAGGTGCAAGGCTTAAGACCTTTGGTGGTAGAGCATCAGGGCCAGAGCCACTAGATGACCTGTTCAAGTTTGTTGTAGCTAAGTTCAAGGCAGCAGCAGGACGTAAGCTGACTAGCATTGAGTGTCACGACATCATGTGTAAGATTGGTGAGGTTGTGGTAGTGGGTGGTGTACGCCGTTCAGCTATGATTAGCCTGTCTAACCTGAGTGATGGACGCATGGCACACGCTAAGTCAGGTAGCTGGTGGGAGAACGAGGGTCAACGTGCATTGGCTAATAACTCTGTAGCCTACACAGACAAGCCTGACATGGAAGGGTTCATGCGTGAGTGGCTTGCACTAGTAGAGTCTAAGTCTGGTGAGCGTGGTATCTTCTCACGTACAGCAGCAGACAACCATGTTAAGATGAATGGACGTAGAGAAACAGGACATGAGTGGGGTACTAACCCATGCTCTGAGATCATCCTACGCCCATACCAGTTCTGTAATCTAACAGAGGTAGTGGTACGTGAGAGTGATGACCTTGAAAGCCTACGCCGTAAGGTACGCCTAGCTACCATCCTTGGTACAGCACAGTCTACCTTTACTAAGATGCCTTACTTGCGTAAGGTATGGCAGAAGAACACAGAGGAAGAGCGTCTGCTTGGTGTATCACTAACAGGTATTATGGATAACAATGTACTAGCTAAGACTGTTGATAGCCCACGCTGGCTAAAAGAGCTTAAGCTACAGGCTATTGATATCAATCGTATCTACGCTGACAAGCTAGGTATCACTTCTTCTACTGCTATCACCTGCGTCAAACCTTCAGGTACTGTATCGCAGCTAGTAGATAGTGCATCAGGTATTCATGCAAGACATAGCGAGTACTACATCCGTACTGTACGTGGAGATAACAAAGACCCACTAACACAGTTTATGAAGGACAGTGGTATCCCTGCTGAACCATGCGTGATGAAGCCTGACTCTACTACAGTGTTCAGCTTCCCTACTAAGTCACCGACTGGTGCTGTTACTCGCAACGATATGACTGCACTAGAGCAGTTAGAGTTGTGGAAGAACTACGCACTCAACTGGTGTGAACACAAACCATCAGTGACTATCACAGTCAAGGATGCAGAGTGGATGGCAGTAGGTGCGTGGGTCTATGAGAACTTTGACATCTGCTCAGGCATCTCATTCCTACCCCACAGTGACCACACATATGCACAAGCACCCTATCAGGATGTTGATAAAGAAACCTATGAAGAACTCAAGAAACAGATGCCTTCTAAGATTGATTGGTCAGCTTTGTCTGCGTATGAGAAAGTAGATACTACATCTGGTAGCCAGACTTTAGCTTGTACTGCAGGTGCTTGTGAGTTAGTAGATATCTAAACTGTACCTA